TGTCCATGTGTTCCGTGTGTTCCAGGCTCAGGTGGTCTTCCAGCTCCTGGCCAACCTCCAATAGGTACTTCATTGTTTTTTTCATCATAGCCTCTTGGAATGCCACCATCTCCTTTATACAATGTTCAATATCATGTGCTGTACCGAATGATTGACCTGTTTTAACAGGATCATTACCTTCAGTTTTAATCTGTTCTAATCTGAATTGAGCTTTGGCATCTTCAACAAGTTTGTTTTGTTCTTCTAAATACTGCTCTTCTGATAGGTTAAATAGGTTTTCATATATCCACGTTCTGCTGAATAGCTTTTTTTCTATCATGTCACCAGCTAAAACTACTTTGGTAGTCCATAATTCAACTTTTTCTTTTTCGTAAACTGACGATGGTGCGGTTAAGCTTAAACTAAAATCTACTAAATCATCATCATTAAATCCTTGAGCATACAAATGCACAATAGCTATTTTATATAATTCAGATGCAATGATTCTTTGTACACGCTCTATTGTTCTTGCAAAACGAAAATCTTGTGATGCTAAGGTTGCTTTACCAGTGGTATCTTCTTCATATCCTAAATAAGCTTTTGGTATTTTAAGAGAACCTAATAGTCTGTTTTTTAAATAATCAATGTCAGCAATACTATCAAAATTAATACCTGCTAAAGTATCAATTGATGTTCCACTTTCAGCTCCACGTACTGGAAGATAAAAATCTTCTAGTAGGTTTTGCATGTTGTATTTCAAGTTGTAGTCTCCTGTTTGTGGATCAATATATGGAACTTTTTTCATTTTGTTAACCATATTTTCCATAAACGAATCAACCTCACTTGGTGGTATATTTCCAATATCTATTTTAAATATTCGCTTGTCTGGTGCTCTCATTATACGATGGATTAGCATGGCATCTTCCATCAATGTTATTTGCTTCCATACTTTTCTAGTTGGTTCAATCATAGATCGCCCGTATGGTAGATAGTTTGTATCTGTTAGTAATCGGAAATGTGCAATCTCGTAGTTATCATACACGTCAGCATCTGGATCAGATGATGTTATGTATTTAGTTGAGGAGGTTGAGCTGTAATCTCTTTTAAATTGTACTATATGTGGATTTGCTGGATCAAAGCCTTCTTCTCTTATCATTTCATAAGGAGATATTGGTTCAATACCAGTAATGCCATATTTTTCTGATATGTTTAAGTATAGAAAAAAATCACCATACTTTACAACATTTCTAATCCATGGCCATAGATTGAACTCTACGTTCATTATATCATAAAACAGATTATGTAAAACCTTTTGAACTCTTTCGTTACTAGTTTTGATTGTCAATACATCACCAAATTCATTTTTAGCTGTACACTCATCTGCATAGATGTCTAAAGCTGATGATATGATACTATCTGTATCCATTGCCTCATAGTCACGAAACAATTCTAATCGTGTATATAGTTGTAATTGCCCTTCTGAATGTGAGAATCCTGTCTTACCAGTAAACATTCTTGAAAAGCGGTCTATTCTGCTATTTGTGCTTAGATTGCCGTTAGACTGTATGTGAGATGTGTCTACAACCTTTAGTTGATTTCCACCTACATTACGTATTATAACGTCTGTGCTAAATAATTTTCGTAATCTGCTAAATAGTGTTTGGTTTTCGGCCATTATACTTTATTTTTTATAAATAGTCTTGTTATTAGAGAAGCCAGTTAATATCTTCGGAATTACCATTAGGTAGATGCATTTTATATGGATCATTACTTACTGATGGTCTGTTGTATATAGATACTGTTGATTTTATATTTGCTACTGCCATTCTATTAATTTCTATTCCAGCTTGTCTTAATTTTAATGCCGTATCTCTTACCCACAATCCTTCACAAAAACTCATAATCAAATCGTCGTTATATCCGGATGCTGCTTCTGCTCTTGCGTTTTTCCATATAAATACATATAGTTCATCTACTAATCGTTTACTTCTAATAATACAACTTTTTTCACGGATATACAACTCCATTTTACTAATTGCTAATGGTCTTGTTTTTTGACTCATTGTAAATCCAGCAACCATGTCAGATTTGTTGGTTAAATCATATCCTTTTGTTAGAAACTTGTCTGAGTCTAATACATCGTTTTTATAGGTGTAATACAAGTTCTTATAACCCCTTTCTATAATTTGTTGTAATGTAGCCCAACCAACATTAGCATTTTCAACAACAAGTAATGCATCATTATATTCAGTGCCAACTGCTACTAACATATTCCCATAATCCTTTGTTGTTAGTTGTCCAACATATTCAGCTACTTGTCTACAAGATTCAATTTCTATTACATGAAATGCTGAATAGTCACTACCATCTCCACGTGCAACGTCAGCTGCTATTATATAGTTTTTTGAGTAATCAGGTATTTCCCATACCCAAAAGTTACCATCAAAACCTCTTTTTTCAATTGGCTCTTGTACATATGTTTGTGCATAGTATGCTATCATTTCTGGAGATACTACTGTGTTACCGGATGTTGAAAAGTCACAGTCGCATTCTTGTGCTGCTAATCTAACTCCTAATTCTTCATCTTGTCTATCTCTCCAAGCTTGGTTTCTTTCTGGATGTACTTGCCATGGAAGTCTTTTTGTTTTAAATTTGTTGTATGTTCCACCAGCTTCTGCTTTAACCCATGTTTTATGGAAAAAATTACCAGTTCCATTAGGAGTTGATAATATAATACCTCTACCACCAGTACTCAGTGTTTGTTGTAGTGATGCCCATAATTCTTCAGCATTATCAACGAAAGCAGCCTCATCTATAATTACTAATGATAATGCTTCTGACCGTCCTGATGTTCCTGAACTTGCTACTGCTTTGATTTGTGATCCATTAGATAGTCTAATAGATAGTTTATTGCTTTCATCTGCTTTTAACTTTAACCAAGTTGGTAAGTTATTAAACATTACGTGTACTTTTGTAACTAGGTTTTTAGATGTGTTTTGATCTATAGCTACTACTAGTATGTTTTTATCGTTGTGAAATAATATTGTCCATAAAGAATATCCTGCTGTTAGTGTTGATATACCTAACTGTCTTGATTTAAGTATTATCATCCTATCATTGTCTTGAAAGTCTTGTAGAGTTTCTTCTTGAAATGGATATAAATGAAATGGTACTTTGCCTTTTGTTGGATGTTGAATCATACAATACTTTTTCATAAAGTATGATGCTGATTTGGCGCACTTGACGTACTCCTCTTTAATTATGTCTTTAAGGCTCTTTTCGGCCATATGTAACTTGTATTATTAACGTATTACGAATCCTAGTGCAGTGGTTACAAGTAACCCTGATACAGCTATTCTAAAATACTTGTTTGCTTTTTTTGCTTTAACAACATCTTTTTCTAAACCAAATACTATGGTATGATACTCAGTTTCTTTTTTTCTATATAACTCGATTTGTGATGCATAGTTAGATACTTTGTTAACATACATTGTAACCAATCTATCACTTGTTTTAGTTTTTTCTTCTAATTGACTTACTAGTATGTTAGTCTTAGCTAATTCTACTTTTGCAGAATCTCCTCTTACTAAATCAATTGCAATTTGTTTTGCAACGCTATCTGGAAAACAATGAACTTTTTTATTTGTACCTGTTTGTGAAAAAGTCGCCAAGCTCATCGTGATTAGCACTACTAATAACCTTAATTTTTTTACCGTAATCATTTTGTATTTTTTTTATTTTGTTTTTTGTTGAGTCAATTTGTGAATCCATTAAAGATAAACTATCTTTATAAACCGCAATAGTGCTATCGTATTTAAGCTGTATCTCTTCTAATGCACCAATACATACTGTCAAGCTGTCTATTTTTTGTTTTTGCTTGGCATATGGATCTAAATCGTTTGTATTACTGCTTGTTGATATAAATAAACAAACAACTAATATTATTATAATGATTATAAGTGTTGCTGTAAATTTATCTATTTTCATAACTGTGTTTTTATTACTTTTCGTCTTTGGATGTGTAATTATTGTCCACGTAATCAAAGAATTCTTTTTTCTTTGCTGGATCTTTTAGATCTGCTGGTGAGTTAATTTTAAACTTATCCATAGCTTTTTTAAAGAACTCTTGATAAGCTGTATCTTCTTTAAGACGTTTTACAATCATCTTAGTTTTGTTTTCGTTTAAAGCTTTTTTAATTTCGTTACGAACTGCTTTTCTTAAATTAGTTGTTTTCATTAGTGAACAATGTTTGTTTTAATTGTTTTTAAAATATTTAATTTTTGTTCACTTGAATCTGTAAAACGCTCAATTACACTAGACAACATTTCTGTTAATTCTTCTGTACCTACTTGAATACCACTGTCTTTTAGCTTTCTAATATACCCACTAGTAATTGCTTCTAGTTTTGGATCTAATCCTTGTTCCTCTTCAGGTTCAGGTTCAGGTTGCTTTTCTTGTTTTGGAGCTTCTTGTTCCCCTTCAACTTCTAACAACTTGCTAATTTCTTTTCTAAGCATTGAACGCAAAGCGTTTTCGTTTATTTTGGGTTTTCTAGTAGTTTTCATTTTTGTTTATCTATTAATTTTATAAAATCAGTTGCTTTATTATTAAAGTTTTTCTTGTCTTTGTTATCAAATATTATTCTTTCAATTTGACCATCTTTCTGTTTCATTAAACAAACAGTTGCTTCAAATTTTTCAAGACCAGTAAGTGTGTATACAATACCAAATACTGCATATTTTTCAGTCACTTTAGCATATAGCTTAGCATCTGCTATAATTAAATCTAGCATTCCAAACTGAGTAAGATCAGCTACAAAGATATTTTCTTCATTTTTTACACCTAAAAACTTAAACATTGGTTTGTATCCATGAGCTGTTTGAAATTCACGGAAATAAGGGATTGCCATTAGTTCTGGTGTTGGTTGATCCTCTTCAACTTCTCTTAGTGGTATTAGATTTATTAGTTTCATTTTATTCGTGTTTTTTTAATTCTGTATATAATCCATCATATAACTTTTTTACTCGCATGAAATCAGCGTCCTCTAAAGTATCTGATAACTTGTCCATGTATTTTTTTATTTCTGGAGCTGCAAGTAGTGATAATAAATTGGATGTTGGGTTTTCATCAACTTCTCTCAATGGTATTAGGTTTACTAGTTTCATTTTTTCTTTATTATAAATAGTCTCTGTTAAGCTAACTATACTCTCGTTTGCATTTATGTATAAAGCAGCTAAATATTTTTTTAAAGCCTTTTTATTACCTGCTGTTGCACCAACACGTTTACCAGTGTCTTTTTTATACACTACATATTTATCACCTTGTTTTTTAACTTTGTATGGCACGTTATGATTCTAAGTGGTTTGATAATACTCCACCAATTGATGTAGCATAATTAAATAGATGATGAACGTCTTCTGGTGTTAATTTTACTTTTTTCTTTGTGTAATCCATACCTAAAGAACCTATAAACTTACCATCAAAACCTTTGATTGCAAATATATAGCCTGATTTACATCCTGTGTCTTCTGCTATATACTTTAATCCATGAGTAGATATTGTCTCGTCTTTATAATCTGGTATTTCTATTATATCGTGTTCTAGTAAATAGTTTATTGATTTACTAAATAAATTTACTGGTATGTTTTGAAAGTTGTTTTGTACTGAGCCTACTCCTATGTTTACTGTTTCATATATCAAGCTAAATTTAGCTATTGATTTTCCGGTTGGATAATAATGACCTCCATTATGAAATTGTGTTATCCAAACACGATCTGCTTCATACTCAGCTTTAATATGATCAAGCTTGTCCATCACTTTTTCACTAGTTTCTAGTGCATCAGTTAGTATGTCTGGTTTTTCTTTCTTTTTTTCAATATATTGTCTGATTACTTGGACTAATATTGGTCCCGCAAATCCTGTTATGAATGCTGCTATTATTGATGGATTCATTTAGTATTTTTAAAGTCTTGTACTTTTTTAGTTATGTCTTCGACAACTGAGTCTGTGATTTTTTTCATTTCGGTTTGATCTGCATCTCTCCATTTTTCCACTTGACCATTTTCAGTAACGTGTGCTTTTGCAACTCCCTCTTGATTGTAATCGTCCATATAACTAATTAAGTCCTTTAAGAAACCTTCAGCGTTAGCTGTTATTTTTGCTTTTTCATATTCTGCCCATTTTCCAGCTTTCCTAATTACATGTTCTGCACTTATAACGCAGTTAAAGCATGTTTTATGAATTGCCCACATTTTTTCGTCTAAATGATGTTTCATAGATGCACCACAATTTGGACATGCTAATGGAGTTGAAAACTGTTTACGAGCTTCATCCATTTTAGACACTGTTCTTTTGATACCATTCTTAATAGTCCATAACTTTCCACGTTCTGTCCAAACATCACCTTCAATGTGCTTAACGTGTTTTTCTTCTGTTGTAACAAATAAACTATTTTTCATTACTTAATTTGTAATTTATATTTATCTATTACGAATTGCACATGTTTATCAAACTTACGTAAAGCTCTACGTAAATCTAATCTAACACCTTCAGTTAGTTTGTTACTCTCTTCTCTATCGCTTACCCCACGAAAAAACACTTTTCCTCCAGTTGATGATACGCTTATTGTAAAATCAAACTCTGGTGTTCCTGCTTCACCTACTTGTGTAAAGTTTGCATCGTAGTGAATAGTCATGTTTGTGTTATTGGAAGTTGCAATTGCTTCTTTCTTCTCTTCTAACTGCTTTTTGTTTATTAAATTTTTTAATTTCATTTTGTTAAATATTTAATTATAAATAGTTTTGTTTTTTGCAATAACTTAGTATATTGTGTATTTTAAAATCTCATATAGCCTAATAACTGGTTAATTGGAGCAAAGGCTCCAGTTAATTTAAAAAGCTTTTCATTATATTTAAAAACTATTCCTTCTGTAGGTAAAATGGCATTGAATCCACCTATATCTTGTAAGCGAGCTAATTCTCTTTTTAAAAACTTTAGTGCTACAATTCCCTCATCAGTTGTGTCTGTTTTTGCAAAAGACTTGATTTGCTCAATTGCTTTTTTAAGATCACCTTTCATCTGTCTAACACTATTATTAGGGTTTAGTGATACTAGATTTTCAATGTTTCCAAGTGTGTAAACTCCTAATCTTAGAAACAAGTTTTCAATTGGTTTGTTTGCTATTTTCTTTTGTTCAGCGTATTCTTTTTTATCAAAGTCCATTACCCAATTTTTAAACCCATCATTATCAATACCATCACGAATTACTCTAATATTTACTTCTTTGTTTCCAAAAGACCATCTATTAATTAACTGCACTATTGTGTTTTCAGGTACAGTGTATTGGTATGTTTTTGCTATTTGGTTAATGTAATTTTTCCACCAAGCTTGATAATAAAGACCTACTTTATCATTTGGTTTTAGCTTGTATATAGACATTAATGATGCAATAATTTTAGTTAGCTCTTCTTTCTGAGCTTTGTAATCTGCAGACTTTTTTATTGTGATTGGATCTGTTACTCTAATCTCATAGGTCTTTTGGTTTTCTGCTTGTACTTGTCGAATAGCTCCCTGTAACTGTCTTACTGCTTCAACGTCTTCACTAACTACATTACCCGCTTTATCGTACTCTTTAATGTGATGCAATCTTAATTGTGAAGCTCCATATGGAACTACGTTAGCTGTTTCAGGATACAGTACTTCTAAATTTACAAACTTAGCTCCGTTTGCAAAAAACTTTTGTTTTTGATTTACTGATAATTTGTTAATGGCTGCTTCCAAGTCTTTCATTGCTTCTGTAAATGCTGCTTGGATTGGACCTCTACCTGTAAACATGTCTTCAACTTGCTTTACTGTAAGTGAGTTGGCTGCAAAGTCCTTTACTTGACCTTTGTTTCTTGCTGCTCTAACTTGACCATCTTTATAGGTAACCATTAAGTTTTGTCCATCTAGTTTCTCTTGTGCAGACACTAATGTACCGCCTAATGCAGCATCAATCATGTTTTGTACATCTTTAAAGGTAAGATCATAATCTTCGTATGGATGTGCAAGATGTCCTGCTGCTCCTCCTTCTAATAACACCATAGATTCAGACATTGCTCTTGTCTTTTTTGTTAAAACATCATATATTGCACGAAGAATGTTCTCAGGTATTGTTGATGGATAGTTTGTTTTAAAATTTTTGTAATCTTTTTTTGCTAGGTCTTTTCTTAATGTTGAAGAACCTACGCCTTTACCATTTAATCCATCTGTTCTTCCAGTGTATGGTAGTGGTCTTGTGTTTATAGGTAATTCAACTACTTCCACACCAGTTTTATGGTACTTAGATCCTTCTGCATGGCCTTGTACAAACTTTTTAACACGTTCGTAATCTTCACCTTTACTGCTTGCTGCTAATGCATAAGTTCCTGGTTTAGCTACTTCAATGTATTTATAAGCAGCTAGTAGCGGGTTGTCTTCTGCTACCTTTTGTACTGTTATGTTTCTAGCACCTATCAATAACTCATTCCATACTGCTATGCTTTGCTCTCTAGTAATACCTTCACGTTCTTTTGGACCAATTAAGATCCTTACTTCAGAAACATTTGGTAGTTTTGAGTATCTTACTGCTAAGTCTAAATGACCTCCATGAGGTGGTTTAAATCCGCCAGGTAACAATACAATAATGCCTGTTTCAGCTTCTTGCAATATACCTTCTACTAAATACTTAGTTAAATCATTCATTAATGGTGTCTTGGTTATAAATATGCTTGTTAGTAAGTTGACGCTTTAAATTGGCAACTTCTAATTGTAATTTTTCTGTTTTACTTATTAAATCTATTATTATTTTGCTTAATGGTGTGTCTTTTGTATTTTCATACTTTTTAAAGTATAAATCATCTGCTACTATGTTACCGTCAACAAATAACTTACAATTACTATACGCTTTTTCATCCAAAGATTGACCAATATAAATCTTTTCCATGTTACGATATGGTATTATTTCACGCATCTCTACATCTTTTGTTAGTGGATTGTAGGATAGGTAGTGTAATATAAAGTAAATGGCATCGTTTTTAAGTTGTGAGTCTGTTGATGGCATTCCAATACGTAGTGTATATGGATTTGTTTCATGCTTATCTTTTATTTGTTTTATATTTTCACCTTGCCAACTTTGGTAGATGTTTTTAATAATTATTTTACCTAAAGCATGTTCATTAACCATTCCTTGTATTGCTGGAAATGGTACTGTGCAGTTTCTTATTGTTTTGTTGTTAATCATAATGTTAGCCTCCGTCAAAATTAGTACCACCAGCAATTATGCTTGCTTGTTGTGCAAGATCTATAACAGTTGTTGCTATTGATGTTGGTTTAATAAATCTTGGATCAGTTGTTACTCCTATTTTACACATTTTAAATTCATCAACAACAATGCCAAAATAAGCATTGTCCGTAAGTGAACCACTAACCTCTAAGCAAAGTTGTGCTGGGTATCCATATTGTATTAGGTTAAAGTTAAACTTTTCAACATAGAATCCTGTTTGTATGTCATAAAAAGACAAAGCTGCTGTTCCATTATATTGATTTCCGATGGTTACTATGTTATTTGCTGGAGGATACCATCCTGGAGCTCCTGCTACACAGTTTGATGAAGATGGTATTTGTGGTGTGACGTTGTGAATAAAAGCAGTCATAAAACTACCTAAGTCTGGATTATAATCAAGTGGTGCATACTTTTTTAAACTAAACTGAACATTATATATTCCGCCGTTATCATAAAAAATACTATCTACATGTTTACCTGTGCTTCTTGCAAACCAATAATCCGTTCCTCTTGTTGTACCACTTCCACTATATGGTACTGGGAAGTATAGTCTTCTTGCTTTTAGTGCTTCAGTTTTGTTTTTTAATCCAGTTGCTGAATTGTCTGTAGCGTACGCTAATGCTGTGACTAATGACTGGCTTATTTCTGTCTTGCTTATGCCTACTCCACCACTTTGATCAAAATACTGATTGTCAACTGATGATGTTGATCTACTATTTACTGCTGGCCATGTTATGTCGTAGCCATAGTATGTTCCTATATTAGGTTGACCAACTTGTGTGTATTGAATAGTGGTACTCTTAGGATCAAACGCTTTCCAGCTAGATGTAACTGAGTAGCTGCTTGATGTAGAAATTCCATAATCTGAGCCTTTCTGATACGTAGTGTTTAGTTGCTTGCTCCACTCTCTACTAAAAAAACTTTTTGAAGTGTATGTTGTATACCAAAGCACGTATCCAAATGGATACTCACCATCAGTTCCTGTTACAAAGGACCAAGATG